TCATTCGTGGTATTAAACCAAACGTCTTTGAGATTTGGTGTGAGAATGAAATGCTTAATCAGGATGCTGCTTCTCGTGATTACCAAAAGATCCTTGAGCAACAAATACTTAGATTAAATTATAAGACGTTTACCCAAGTTGTTATTTTAGGTTCTGCGTCATTCGTTCCATTTATGCAGTTATCATCTTCTCAACGTAGAGAAGTTATTGAGGATATTCTTGACATTAGAATTTTCTCTACAATGAATTCGTTATTGAAAGAAAAAGCGCAGGAGACTAAAGATGGTATATTACGGATTGAGGGCGAAATTAAAAGCGCAAAGGACAAGGTTGAGAGCCAACAAACAATCATCAAAACTATCGCCGAAGCGAAGTCCAATGCTATCGAAAGTATCGTATCAAAGATATCTGCTAACAATGATGAGATTCTATCTGTCGAGGGGGAGGTCGGACTTATCGTTTCGGAGATCCATACTCTTCAAGCAAGCATCAATGATAAGGACAATGTATCTGAAGACATTGACAAAGCCAAATCAATTAGAAGTAAGTTACTCCAGAAGATCGAAACTTGCGAGCACCACTCGGAGTTTTTTAACGAACATGACGTATGTCCAAGTTGTAACCAAGATATCCCAGAAGAATACAAAGAGGGTATTATCAAAGATCTTAATGAGAAACTGTTGGACAACAACACAAAGATTAATGAACTCGAAACAATACTTACAAACCTCAACGAAAAGTTATCTGAAATACAAAAAGTGGTTGAGCAAATTACCGATAAGAACATTGAGTTATCTACAAGAAACAGTACGATCACCTTACTCAACAAACAAATCCGTGAACTTGAAACTGAGACCCAAAGGGTTAAATCTGACACAACTAACATCGATGAGGAGAAGTCGAAGTTAAAAGAACTCGCTCAAGATGCGTTAAATAAGATTACTCAAAAGAATCTATTGCTTGAACATCGTAACATTGAAGAAGTTGCTAATGTTCTATTGAAGGACACTGGTATTAAGACTGCGATTATCCGTGAGTATTTACCTGCCATGAATAAGTTGATTAATAAGTATCTTAATGCAATGGATACGTATATCCACTTTGAACTTGACGAAGCGTTCAACGAAAAGATCAAGTCTCGTTTTCGTGATGAGTTTACTTATGCAAGTTTCTCTGAGGGTGAGAAGATGCGTATTGACCTTGCAATCTTATTTACTTGGCGCTCAATCGCAAAGATGAAGAACTCGGTCAATACTAACCTTCTCTTACTTGATGAGATCTTTGATTCAAGTTTAGATACGGCAGGGACTGACTACTTCCTTACGCTTATGAATACCCTCGGAGGGAATTCAAACATCTTTGTTATTAGTCATAAGGGTGATCAACTCTTTGATAAGTTCAGATCCGTGATAAAGTTTGAGAAACGCAACGACTTCTCAGTGATTTCACAATAACCCTACAGAGAGTAGGGTTAAAAAACCCTTTAAAATCAACAACTTACGCTTGCAATCAAATATCGCTTTACTTTTATACAAGGTTGGAGTATAATAGTTGTATAAATTGATTGAAAGGTGTATATTATGACGATTCATAAAGAGATGTGGGCAGATTTTAACGACTACGAACTAGCCAAACTTTGCTATACATATGGCATTGAAGAAGAATTGGTTTGGGCAGATAACCTTACCTTAGCAAATCGTGAACAAGTTGAAAAATTGCTCACTGACTTTGAGTTGGACATCGCTGCAGCTGGAGAATACCTATAATGGATATAAAATCATCAGACCTTTCCGCACGTCTACTGGCTACTGAGAATCTTTCAGTTCAGCGAGCAAGGACTCGCACCGCATCTTTCGATGTTAAGTCACGTGTTCTAACACTACCTCTTTGGAAGGACATGACTCCTGAGATTGAGGACATGCTTGTTGGTCACGAAGTCGGTCATGCATTATATACCACCGACGACTACTTTGTTCCTATTCAAGAGAACTCAAAAATTATGACTTACCTCAACGTACTCGAAGATGTGCGTATTGAGAAACTCATTAAACGTAAATATCCAGGTCTGCGTAAGCGTATGAACGAAGGATATAAGCAACTGAATGATCGCGACTTCTTTGGTGTTAAGCAAGTTCAATCCTTTGATGACTTGTTGTTGATCGACAAAATTAATCTTTACTTCAAAGCAGGGTTCTCCTGTGGTGTTACTTTTACACCTGATGAAAAACAATTCGCAAATCGTGCTGAACGCACCGAGACTGTTGACGAAGTTATCGCTCTGGCTGAAGAAGTTTGGGCTTACTCAAAACAACAGTTGGAAGAAAAGAAGAAGAAAGCATTACAAAATCAAACCCCTGAAGATCTAGAAGACCTTGAAGAACAAGAAGATACAGATGGCGAATTTGATGACGATGATATTGACTTTGATGACTTCCAAGAAACTGATGACGAACAAGATCAAGAATTGAAACCAGCCAAACAAAAATCTTCTGGTGAAGAAGATAAGAAAGAACAGGAAGAATCTCCTACAGTTGGTGACCAAGAACTTGAGTCAAAAACTGAGAAAGCATTCGCTGAGAAATTAGAAGACCTTGCTGATGAAAGCACTGAGTATCTCTATCATGAATTTGATAAAGATTATTTGGTTGACCCAGTGATTGGTTACAAAACAATCCTCAATGAAACCAAAGCAGTTTGGATCAAAGATGATGAGAATCTTACCGAAGAAGATCGCAAGTTTATTGCTTCTGAAAATGGTAAGTACGATAAGTTTAAATCTGAGACTACCAGCGCAGTCAACTACTTGGTAAAAGAATTTGAGATGCGCAAGTCTGCAACTCTATACAAACGTGCTCAGGTTTCTAAGTCTGGTTCGTTGGACATGAAGAAAGTCTATGCATATAAATTGCAGGATGACTTATTCAAACGTGTTACTGTTCTACCACAAGGTAAGAATCACGGTATGTTGTTCTTGCTTGACTGGTCTGGTTCTATGGATGGTGTTCTTGAAGATACCTTGAAGCAAGTTATAAACTTGGCAATGTTCTGTGCTCGAATCAATATTCCGTATCGTGTGTTGGCGTTTACATCGCAATATAATGATCATAAGTATCCTACTGAATTAGAACAAATTAAACAACGTAAATGGATTATGAACAAACGTGTTCGTAACGAAGGTAAGAATATTCTTACTAATGCCAATACTAACTTTAATCTACTTGAGTTGTTCTCTAGCAAGATGACTACCAGCGAATTCCATTCTATGGGTAAACGTGTTATCAATCGCAGGTTCCAATGGAATGAAGGTTATAGCACTGGTGGTACTCCGCTGAACGAAGCATTAGTATGGATGTATTTAAATATCGACAAGTATATCAAACAGAATTCTATTGAGAAGCTGACTTTGATTACATTGACTGATGGTGAAGGTGGTGCGTTGTGTTCTTCTGAAGGTGATATGTCTGATACACGTTATGGCTATGACGCAAATGGCATGACCAAGAAAATCAAACAGAAGCATTTTATCCGTGATGAGATTACGCAAAAGACTTATCAGTTGACACGATACGCAAATCCTCAAACTGAAACCTACTTGCGTATGATTAAAGATCGCCATAATATTATGGTTGTTGGATTCTTTATCTGCCGCAATGCTCGTCGTGACTTGCAGTGTGCGTTGAATTCTAACCTACCATCGTTCAATGGTGATGCTTATTCTCAAATTGAATCTTGGAGGAAAGACTTCCGCCACCAAGGGTTTGCGTCAATCAAGAACACTGGTCGTGATGATCTGTTCTTGATTCCTCAAACCGCAACGAAGATTGTTGAATCTGACCTTGATGTAAAATCCGATGCGAATGCAAAGGTTATTGCAAAGGAATTCGGTAAGTTTTTGAACGTAAAGAAGACTTCCCGAGTCCTACTCAATAGGTTCGTAGGCTACGTTGCGTAAGTTGTTGATTTTAAAGGGGATTTAATTCCCCTCAAATCTGCAAGGGATTACAAAATTTCGCTTTACTTTAATGCAAGGTTGGCGTATAATAGTTGTATAAGTTGATTGATTATGGTGTTTTTTTGAAAGAGGATATATGATGGCTAAGATTGACCCTGCATTTCAGACTGAGTTTGAAACCAAACTGTTTGAATTATTCCCCGATGTTAAGACAGAGGGTGTCGTACAAAATGCGCAGTTGCTAGAAACAATGCGTGCTCTTGGAACTACAACTCAACCCAAGTGGTTGATGGCAAATAAAGTAAGTCGTGGTTTGTATGCGATTGATGGTGGTAAACCTACGATCGTTGGCAATACTGTTTTGAAACCCCAACCAAAGATTGAATCCTTTACAGTGGATTATACTAACATGGCATCGCTGATCCCTGCGAAGGATCCGAACTTTGTACCATTCGGTAACTATGCCGACTTGGAAAATATTATCAAGGCGAAGATTTTCTATCCAGCCTATATTTCTGGTCCGACTGGGAACGGTAAGTCAACTATGATTGAGCAGATTTGTGCCAAGCATAAGCGTCCGCTGATTCGTGTTAACTTGAACATGATGACTGATGAAGAACAACTCATTGGTACGAAAACCCTTGAAGACGGTAACGTGCTTATCGTTGAAGGTCCAGTTCTTATCGCTATGCGAACTGGTTGCACACTATTGCTTGACGAGATTGACGCTGGCTCCGCAAATACTTTGCTTTGCTTGCAGCCGATCCTTGAGGGTAAACCTTATTACTTCAAACTCAAGAACGAGATGATTGTCCCAGCTGAAGGATTCAACATCTTTGCCACTGCTAATACCAAGGGTAAAGGTTCAGATGATGGTCGTTACATCGGTACCAACGTCTTGAATGAAGCATTCTTGGAGCGATTCGCTGTTACGTTTGAACAGGATTATCCTAGTGCTAAGATTGAACAAAAGATTATTGAGAATCTGATGGACTCTTATGGTTGCAAAGACCAAGAGTTTGCGGAGACATTAGTTAAGTGGGCTGACGCAATCCGTCGCACCTTTGCTGATGGTGGTGTGGATGAAACAATTACGACTCGTCGTATGATTCATATTGTTCGTGCGTTTGCAATCTTTAAGAAGCGTGAGAAAGCAGTGGAACTTTGCTGCAATCGTTTTGATACTGCTACTAAGAATGCGTTCATCGACCTGTATGATAAAGTTGCAAACCCTGCACCTGAGGTTATCGCAACACCTGAAGTTGCTGCAACACCTGCAAGTGATGAGGTTCCATTTTAAACTTGACTTGCAAGTAAATCCGTAGTATAATATTATTTGAAATTGATAAAGGAAATTGATTATGTTGAAATTTGTTGACCTGAGCATGGCTCAAAAGAAATGCGTTGTTGCTTTGATTGAAGCCCAACCCTCTCTTAAGAAAAACGGTAGGATCTCTTTGAAAGAAGTCGTTGCTATCACCCAAGACTTGGCATCTAAGCGTACTGCTGGTGCTGTCAAGATTGGCTATCCCAACTGGTTGTTCAAGACCAATAAAGTAGAACGTGGCGTGTATCAATTGCCAGTTCCTACTGAAGCAGAACTTTCGACTTATACGAAAGATCTAACCAACAAACCTACGTCAAGTAAGATTGTTAAGAACAAGAAAGTGGTAAAGGTTACTTCTAAAGTTAAACCTACTACTGATCTTTCTGAGACCACTCGTCTTGAAAAGATTATTAATGATTCTGTTGAAGTTGATCAGGATACTGAAGACTTCAATCAGATCTTACGTGAGAACGGCATCGAAGTCTAACTCACGTCTTTGGTATCAGAGGGGTCACTGCCATCTCCCCTCTGATTTTTTATTTTGTGATGGTTAAATAATGGAGTCATTTTAAAATGTCTAAGCAAACCTTGCTGTTGAAGCACCTTAATGCTGGTAAAGCATTCACCTCAAAGCAGATCTCTGCTTCTTTTGGTATCGCCCAACCAGCGTCCACAATCCGTAACTTGCGTGAGCAAGGCTACTGTGTTTACTCTAACCCAGCAGTTGTAAATGGTGTTGATGTGGTTAAGTACCGCATTGGCAAGCCAACTCGTGCTATGGTTGCACTTGCTGCAGCTATTCGTGGTTCTTCTGTATTTACTCGTACAGTTTAATTAAGTGAGTTATAAATGGGCATTCTTCGGAGTGCTCATTTGTCATTTCATTTGGAGAAAATATGGCAACCAAAGAAGATATCAAGAAGTCCCAAAATGCCACAACAGGTGGTAGAAAATTTGATGGTGGTAAACTACAATATGGTTTACTGCCACCACTTGCATTAAAAGCAACTGTAGAAATTCTAACATTTGGCGCAGAGAAATATGAGCCAGATAATTGGAAGAATGTTCCTGACTCAAAACGTAGATACTTTGACGCAATGCAAAGACATCTTTGGGCATGGAAAGAGGGAGAACAAGATGATCCCGAAACTGGTAAGAACCATTTGGCGCATGCAATGTGTTGTCTAATGTTCTTGTATGAGCATGATGTGAAGTATTCTAAGGAAATTAAATGAATCTTGAGCAAATCGTAGTAGCAACAGCAGCATGGGCTGTATTGTGTACTGTTGTATTTACTCATTCAAATTGGAGCAAGATTCGTGATTGCTTTGCTATGTGGTTTACCAAAGAATATTGGACTAACTATAACACAGTAGAGTTTGCCAGTTGGGCAGCAAAAGTAGTTATCATTATTCCTGGACTTATCTTTGGTATCCAGCTTTGGTGGTTATACTTATTCACTCTTGCTACTTCATTGGCACTTATCTGGGCAAGCAATAAGAAGTTGCTACCAACTCTAGTTGGGTTCAATGTAATTTGGGCTTGGATAAGTTGCATGGTTTTGGCTCAACATCTAGTCAAATAAATTTGACAATACTTCATTTTTGGGGTATAATTATTATACATATACTATGTTAATTGAAAAAGGAAATATAAATGAAACTCTCTAAAGAAACCGTAGGATTGATCAAGAACTTTGCTGGCATTAACAGCAATTTGCTTTTGAAGTCTGGTAATAAACTAGCCACTATCTCGGCTCAGAAAAACGTAATGGCTGATGCAGTTGTTACTGAAACATTCCCCGACTTTGGTATCTATGACCTCAATGAGTTCCTCGGTGCCATGTCTTTGTTTGAAGATCCAGAATTGACATTCAATGACAAGTGGGTAACGATTGAACAAGGTGGGAACAGCATTAAGTATTTTGCAGCCGATGCAAGCGTACTAACTGCCCCGCAAAAAGCAATTACCTTCCCTGATGCAGAAATTGAATTCCCTATGAGTGCTAATATGCTCAGCATGATTCAACGAACTGCTTCTGTATTACGTGCTTCTGACGTATCAATCGTTGGTGATGGTTCAACTATTGCTGTAGTTGTTGGTGATAAAAAGAATGCCACTGGCAACTCTTATAACTCCGCAGTGGGCGCAACTGAGAAGAAGTTCAAAGTTAATTTGAAGGTAGAAAACCTAAAGATGATTCCAGGTGACTATCAAGTGTCTATTTCCAGCAAGAAGATCTCTCGCTTCAAAGGTGCAGGCGATCTAGTTTATTATGTAGCAGTTGAGGCAGATTCTACATTTGAGGTTTAATGTGAAGAGCATTATTGTTCTTGGTGGGGGAACTGCTGGTTTAATTTCTGCAATTACAATTAAACAAACATTTCCAAACTATTCAGTTAGAGTTATTGAATCAGATTCTGTTGGAATTATTGGAGTAGGAGAAGGTTCAACTGAACACTGGAGACGATGGTCTGAGTATTGTAAGATTGATATTCGCAACCTTGTCAGAGAAACTGATGGTGCTCTCAAGAAGGGTATTAAATTTGAGAATTGGAATGGTGATGGTAAAAGTTATTTCCACGCATTAAGCCATCCATTCTATTCATATAATCAAGCTGTCAATAGTAACGCATTTGCAAAAACTTTAATCACTGATAACATAAAAACTGAAGATATTTTATTAGAAACTTCTTTGGTTGATTATGGTGGCGGTTTATTTACTGTAAATCAATACCATTTTAATACATTTAAGTTGAATGCATATCTACATAAATTATGCTCTGAGAGAAAGATTGATGTAATTAATTCTACAATCAAAGAAATAACATTAACTGAAACTGGTGATGTTAATTATATTATTGCAGAAGATGACACCAAGTATTCTGCCGATTTGTTTATTGACAGTAGTGGTTTTAAGCGAGTAATTGCTACCAAGGTTGGGGCTAAGTGGATTTCTTATAAGAAATACCTACCAATGAATCATGCATTGGCATTTCCTACTAATGATATTACAGATCTTAAACCTTATACCCTATCTCGTGCATTATCTTCTGGTTGGAATTGGAGGATTTCTACTCAAGGTAGGTATGGTAATGGTTATGTGTTTGATGACAACTTTATTGATGCAACAAAAGCACACGATGAGGTTCAGTCATTCTATACTGAAGAAGTCAAAGTAGCAAAGGATATTAAATTTGAAGCAGGTCGTGTAGATAAATTATGGATTAATAATTGCGTAAGTATTGGTCTGTCTGCATCATTTGTTGAACCATTAGAAGCATCAAGCATTGGTAATTCAATTCTTCAATCGTTTGGCTTATGCGATATGCTAGAGGAATGGTTTATAGATAGATCTATCGCTGATGATTATAATGTAAAGTTCATAGCATGTTTTGATAACATAGTTGACTTTGTTCAATTACATTATATGACTAAACGTAATGATACTGAGTTCTGGAAGACTCTCCCAGAGAGAATGACTAAGACTAATTTTATTGAACACAATTTAGAATTGTTTACAAAATGTTTACCACAAACGCATAAGTTTAGTGGCATGTATAATATGTTTACTGCGCCAAACTGGGCTCAGGTCATGGCTGGGTTAGAGTTGTTTGATAAAGACTTCTTACGAGATCGGTTATTAGAAACACATGGCGATGTTAAAACTGAACAACATACAATATATGAAGACTACCTAGCAAACATTGAAAAACAATCTTATATTGATCATAAGGTATTGTTGGAACAAAATAAACTTGTAGTAAAATTTGACCGTAAATAATGGAGTAAGTGATGATTGATTTTCGTGATGACCAGTTTCTGTGGGTTGAGAAGTATCGTCCACAGAAAATAGATGAATGTGTTCTTCCTGAATCGTTAAAGGATACGTTCAAGCAGTATATCGCCCAAGGTGAACTACCCCACTTTCTTCTTTCGGGAACAGCTGGTGTAGGTAAAACTACCGTAGCAAAAGCACTGTGTAATGAGATTGGTGCTGATTACATTATGATAAATGGCTCAGAGGAATCAGGTATTGATACTCTGCGAACTAAGATTAAGGGGTTTGCGTCAACCGTATCTCTAACTGATGCTCCAAAGATTATTATTATTGATGAGGCAGATTACCTTCAAGCCAACTCTACTCAGCCAGCGTTGCGTAGTTTCATTGAAGAGTTTTCTGCTAATTGTCGCTTTATCTTTACTTGTAACTTTAAGAATCGTATCTTAGAAGCGATTCATTCTCGTTGTGCTTGTATTGATTTTAAGATTGATAATAAAGATAAGCAAGTTCTTCTTGGTCTATTTTTCAAACGTGCCACGCAGATTCTCAAACAAGAGAATGTAGACTTTGACCAGAAAGTAGTTGCCGAGTTAATTACTAAACACTTTCCAGATTATCGTAGGGTTCTAAACGAACTTCAGCGTTATAGTGTTTCAGGTAAGATTGATTCTGGTATCTTAGTCAACATGAGTCAGGAATCCTTCAAAGATCTAATCAAGTTGATGAAAGAAAAGGACTTTACCAATGTTCGTAAGTGGGTGGGTAAGAATTCTGATTCAGATACGGTAGCATTGTTTCGTGAACTATATGATAATTCTGTAACTTACATGGTTTCAGAAAGTATTCCTTCTTTGGTATTAGTCCTTGCTGACTATCAGTACAAAGCAGCCTTTGTTGCAGACCATGAACTAAATATCATGGCAGCACTAACTGAGGTAATGGCTAACTGTAAATTCAAATGAGGACGCTATGGAATTTTTTGATTACGTAACATATGTAGTAGTGTGGATACTTGGTGCAGTTTATGGTTGGTATGCAAGAGAGCGTCAAGCCAGGAGAACCATTGACAGATTATTTTCCGAGGTTGAGGAAACTGTTGGTGAGAAAGTTAATGACTCAGCAATCCCAATTAAAATTGACCGCCATAATGGTGTTTTTTATGTTCACAATAAAGATACTGAAGAGTTTATGGGTCAGGGTAATACTCGCCAAGATTTAGAAATTAATCTTGCAAAAAGATTTCCTGATAAGAAGTTTGCAGCAGATAAAGAAAGTCTGAAGGTTCTCCATGAGTCCCTTTGATTTTTTAAATGCTATAAATTCAACCAAAGAAAATTTATTTGAAAAGGATCCGCAAGCAGGTAAGGATTATAAACCTTTCCTAATAAATAGAGGGTTATCGTATTTTCCCGATACTGTCCTTTATGCTAACCAGATGAATCAACATGCTGGTTTGGATAAGGATATGCAGTTTTTCTTTTTCCTAAATATTATCACAAGGAAGAAGAGGTTTAGTAAGTGGTCCAAAAAGGATGCTGCAACTGAATCTCTTGAACTTGTTAAAGAGTATTATGGGTATTCAAGTGAGAAAGCAGCAGAAGCACTTAAAGTGTTGTCTGAAGAGAACTTGATTATGATAAAAGAAAAATTATACAAAGGTGGAAAATCATGACTGTTGAAATGATTTATTACGACTGGACGCCAGAGTCCATGCTTGAAGTGAGTTTACCTGAACCTGATAACTTTCTAAAGGTTCGCGAAACTTTGACACGCATTGGCATTGCTTCTAGGAAAGAAAACAAACTGTACCAATCTTGCCATATCCTGCATAAGCAGGGTAGGTATTTTATCGTCCACTTCAAAGAACTATTTGCGTTGGACGGTAAAGAGTCGAATATCACTGCAGGTGATATTGAGCGTAGAAATGCGATCGCTGGTTTGCTTCAGGATTGGGATCTGCTAAAGATCCTAAATAATTCTCAAGCCGATCAGAAAGCATCTCTGTCGCAAATTAAAGTTGTATCTTTCAAAGAGAAAGAACAATGGGAATTAGTACCGAAATATAACATAGGAAAAAAATCAAAATGATTAAACTTGAACTTGAAATTAATGAAGTAAACACGATTCTTGCAGTGTTGGGTAAGCATCCTTTCGAGGAAGTTGCCAACCTTGTTGTTAAAATTAAACAGCAAGGTGACCCACAAGCCGAAGCAATTGTTGCTGCACAAGCAAAAGCTGACAAAGCATCAATGCCAGCTGCATAAAGTATTCACCTTAGGACCGCTAAGTTACGAATCGTATTAAAGCTGGTGATACGTTAAGTCATCGCTGGAACCAGTAACCAGCATTTTAGTATCTCGCCTTCGGGGAGATAAATTTTACTACTCGCTTAATAGGAGAAACACCATGGGAAATCATTTTCCAAACATTGCATTATTTGGTCCAGGATTTAAGGACTTCGACAAATTCTTTGTCGGCTTTGATGAATCAGCAAAACAATTACAATCGTTACATGCTGATCTAACTAAAAATATCCCCAACTACCCACCTTATAACATTCGTAAGAATGATGAGAACTCATACACAATCGAAATCGCAGTCGCTGGTTTCGGACAGAATGAGATCGATATCGAGATTGATGGTGGCAAGTTAATTGTCAAGGGTAATGTTGACGCAAGTCTTGATGCTCTAGAAGATAACTTCTTGTTCAAGGGTATTGCTACTCGTGCGTTTACTCGCGCATTCGCTATCGATGATCATATCGAAGTAAAGAACGCAGAACTATTCAATGGTATGCTTAAGATTGCTTTGGAGCGTTTAGTTCCAGAAGAATCCAAGCCAAAGAAAGTTCCAGTCAAGACTGGTAAAGGTAAGCAATTCTTACAAGAGGACGGATATGACCAAGCTGCTGAAACACTTTAAAAATATTGTTTTTGGTTTAGGTGAAGGCATACAAGCATTCCGAACTTACAAAGCACGCAAGGTTAAATAAATCATAGCAAGCAGGGGAACTTTCGGGTTCCCCTAAATACTTGTTATGATGAAAGCAAAACTATCACCAAACCTAATATCCTTCTTTCTGGTTCGCAGAGGGAATTGGATGCTCAAAGTATCGGTGTATAAGAATAAACAGATTCTAGTTTTTATGCAACATGTTTATGACATGGATAAAATTATTATGCAATATTTCCATAATCAAAACGAAGCAGCAGATTTTATTGAATACATGATAGAGGAATAATATGATTAAAGTTTTTAAATTATTGAATGGTGAAGAGATTATTGCCAAGACTGAGATAAATGGACTTGGATATACATTATCTGATCCAGCTGCAATTGTAATTCAGCAAACAGATAAGGGTGTTGGCGTTGGACTTGCTCCATATATGCCATATGCCGAAAGTGATATTACTTTATACGCTACTGCAATAGCAACTGAAGGTATCCCATCAAAGAATATGGCGAACGAATATAACCGAATCTTCGGGTCGGGTATCGAGGTCGTTCCCGCCAGTGCTTTAAGCGGACTTCAAATCGTCTCCTAGGACGTGCCAGGACGACCGTAGGGACGTTTTACGGCTTCAAATGGGGGTTTACCCACCCCTACCTCCCAAAACCCCTCTCTCGGGGTCTAAAAACTCGTCTTTTTGACCAAAATAACCCTACTTTTTGTAGGGTTTTTCAACATTTCGCTTTACTTTAATGCAGAATTAAGGTATACTTACTGTATGATAATTGAAAAGGAACTGATTATGTATAAGTCTAAAACTGAGTTGCGTGCTGAAATGGAACAAGCACTGAAGAAATTCTTGAAGCAAGGTGGTTCTATTGAGGTTGTAAAACCCCGCAAAGGACCAAAGATGGTTATGCGGTCAAAGGTTACCAAACAAGCATCCACTGGAACTTCTGGTTTCGCTGTTGGTTTTCCACGCAAGTCGTTCGTTTAATTTTAGGAGATCATAAATGTCTGAATTCAAATCTTGGGAAGAAATGTCTGTGTTGGAACAAATGCAGTGCCAATACTGGGATATGTACAAGGATGCGTATGGTGTTCGTCCACGTGGTATCGATACCACCGAGTGGACCGAGGAATATTTCATGGCAGAATTTGAAACCCTTGGTAAAGTTATTGAGCAGGAAGAGATCGCTCGCAAAGAACATGAGGCTCGAGCCATCGTTGAGTTCGAAGATCGTGTTCTCAATCTTATGCACACTGGCACTAATCGTGAGCGAGTAATCGCATGGTTGATGGATGCTGAGAGTGCCAATGGTGACCATGAGTATTTCTGTTTCACGCAGGGTCTTCCTTATGGTTACTTCAGGAAAACAGCATGAGGGTTTTCCAAGAGACCACTAACTGGAAGGAACACAATGTTCCCAACCATATCTATTATACCAGTGATAGCAAAAGCAAAATCTACGCATTCTATAACACGGTATCAGGCGAGATTAAAAAATTCAGTAAACCCATACGATGGGATATGCGGTATAGAACTTTTAAGGAATTGAAACACAAATGAATATTAATGCACTCTTTAATGACCTTGCTTCTAATGCATCACGCAATTATAAGTTAGAAAAACTCCGTGAGCATCAAGGAAACGAAACTCTGCGTGAGGTAATTCGGCTAGCACTGGATCCCTTTACTCAGTTCTATCAACGAAAGATTCCAGCTTACACTCGAGATCCAAAATTTAATACGATGACTCTTGGGTTTGCCATGGGGCAATTGTATAGTCTTTCAAGTAGAGAAGTTACAGGGCATGCTGCAATTGAGTTCCTTAAGAATGTTTTATCTTCTCTTGATGCTGATGATGCTAAAGTTATTGAACGAATTATCGCCAAAGATTTGAAGAGTGGTTTTGATGTATCAACTGCCAATAAAGTTTGGTCTGGGTTGATTCCTGAATATCCATGTATGTTGTGTTCACCATTCGAACAGAAGTTGGTTGATAAGATTAGTTTCCCAGCCTATGCTCAAATGAAGATGGACGGTATGCGATTCAATGCCATCGTTCGTGATGGTAAGTGTGAGTTCCGTAGCAGAAATGGAAAAGAAATCTTGTTGCTGGGTAACCTCGAGCAAGAATTTATTGCTCTTGCTGGTTCTGTTGATTGCGTCTTTGATGGTGAACTACTTGTAATGCTTGAAGGTGATCACCAGTTTGCTGATCGTCAGACTGGTAATGGCATCCTCAATAAAGCAAACAAAGGAACTATTTCTGCCAAAGAAGCAGCACTGGTTCATGCCACTGTTTGGGATTTGATTCCATATGTTCAATTCATTGATGGCTACTGTCAGACTCCATACTCAAAACGATACTCTACACTGCAGGCAATTGTTAGTAAACAGGCTGCAAGAGATAAAAAGATTTGGAATGTAACTTCAACTATTGTGGAAACATTGGAAGAAGCACAAGAGATTTTCCAAGGATATCTTGCAGAAGGTTTTGAAGGTATCATTCTTAAAGACGGTAATGGTGTTTGGGAAGATAAACGTGCAAAGCATCAGATTAAATTTAAAGGTGAACTTGAGTGTGACCTTAAGATCGTTGCAATTGAAGAAGGTACTGGCAAATATGCAGGTATGCTTGGTGCAATTGTTTGCGAATCTTCTGATGGTAAGATCAAGGTAAACGTAGGTTCTGGTTTCAATGATGCACATCGCAAGAATCTAGGATCAGAAATACTTGACAAAATCGTGGCAATCAAGTATAATAGTCGTATAAAGAATAAATTGGGAGACGAAAGTTTGTTCCTTCCAATCTTTATTGAAATTCGTGATGATAAAGATATCGCAGATAATTCAAAGGATATAAAATGAAAGTAGCAATTAATACATGTTTCGGTGGGTTCGGTATTTCGAATGAAGCGTTCGAGAAGTTGCTGGATCGTAAGGGTATCGCTTTTGATAAAGTTGAACCAGAAGAAGATCGTTCATTCATGGGTGCTTCATATTACGAAGCAGGACATGCTGGTGAAGATGACCACTACCTAAGTGATTATGATATGACAGAGAATCGTGCTGATCCAGATTTAATCGCAGTCATTGAAGAACTAGGTGATAAAGCCAACACTCGATATGGTGCTATTTCTATCATTGAAATTCCTGATGATGTTAAGTGGCATATCCATGAGTATGATGGTATGGAACATGTGGCAGAAAATCATAGGACTTGGTCATGAGAAAAGAACTAGACGAAGCACTTTGTGCTAGGTATCCATTGATCTTCAAAGATCGTAATGCAGACATGCGTACCACAGCCATGTGCTGGGGGCTTGATTGTGGTGATGGTTGGTATAACATCATCGATGTTCTTTGCGGTAAATTATGTAGTGAGTACTACGCAGCAAAGAGTCGTTATGAATTTATCAAAGATAAAGTTGGTGAGAAGATGTATGGTGGCTCTGGTGATATTATTACACAGGGTGAAGTCGATCTCCGTAAACAAATTATGGATGAAGAAGCCAGCAAGGTTCCAGTTGCATCTCAAGTGAAAGAAAAGTTCGGTGGACTTCGTTTCTATGTTCAGGCTGCAACTGACAAACACTATCAGTATATTTCTTTCGCAGAGTCTATGAGTTATCGTACATGTGAAGAATGTGGTGCTCCAGGAAAAACTTACACTGATGGTTGGCATACTACTCTTTGCGATATTCACGCAGCAATGGCTGGCAAGGAAGAAGAATATGAGTATGAGGAGAATGAATAATGTTTTATGGTAAAGATAATGTTGACGCAGATTTTACTCTACTTCTAAACAAATTAGAGCAACAAGAATTGTTTTTGTTTGAACCAATGCCATCTTATAAAACAGGTGACAGATGGACTGACGAATTTCGTACTCGTGATGGTCATACCAAACTTGCTGATGGTTCTTGGGTAACTATTATTAAAGTTACTACTTGGGTTGAGAAACTTAAGAAAGATACTGAAGATTTGTTTACAAGTTATCAAACAAACTTACAAGAGATTCGGTTGTTGAAACAACAAAGACGTGAGATGGAATATGGATTACGAGTTGCTGAGAAAGCATTGAAGAATTCACTGGCATTAACTAAGGAGATTATTAATGAGTGATAAAGTATGGGTAAAGGTTGACTGCATTGCGCAGCATAAAGTAAGTTACATGGTTCAGGCTCCAAAGGATCATCCTGAATATGCTCTTGATGATGTCACTATGGAAACTGCCAAAGAATTTTCTCAGACATATCTTGGCGAAACTATTTTCAGTCATCGTGTTGTTTCTGAGGCAGAAGCACTTGACATTTGCGATAGTGAAAATGATTATCTTAAGGATTGGACAGACGAACAAAAAATTAATAATCTGTTCACCAAAGAAGGTGAGAAGAGGGAATATTAATGTTTATATTTGACGTAGAAACTCTTGGTGTTGAATCAAACGCAGTTATTCTTTCAGCTGCGCTGATTCACTTTGATCCAGAGAAGCGTCCAACATATCAAGACTTGCTAGATAATGCTTGCTTTGTTAAGTTGAACTCAAAGGATCAAGCGAAACGTCTTGGTCGAACTGTAGATGTTGGAACACTTGAGTGGTGGTCTAATCAGCATGAGTATACTCGCAGCGTTTCGTTCGATGCAAACTCAACCGATATGTATGCAGAAGATGCGCTCAAAGAGTTGCATAACTATATGAACAAGATCATTAATGCAAATGGTCAGACTATGTGGGCACGAGGATCGCTTGATCAAATGGCAATTGATTCGCTTGCTAAAAAACTTGACATGCAACCAATTACAGGGTATAATATGTGGAGGGACGTTAGAACTGCTGTTGATTTAATGAGTGGCGGGACTAATGGTTATTGTGATGTGAACCATCCTCTATTTGAACGAGCCCAAGTTATTAAACACCACCCTGTTCATGACTGTGCTCTTGATGCTATGATGTTAATGTATGGAAAGTCTTAATGGAATTTTATACTTCGGTGCATCCGATTGGAGATCGAATCTTCATTCGTGGTGTTGAGAATGGTAAGCGATACCAACGCAAACTAGACTTCTCTCCTACTCTTTATGTGACTTCAAAGAAACCCTCCAAGTGGAAGACACTGGAGGGATCATTCGTTGATGAGGTGAATCCTGGATCTATTAAAGACACTAGAGAATTCATTAAACGATATGAGGGTGTTCAGGGATTTGATGTTTACGGTAACTCAAACTATGCGTATCAATACATCAGTGACAACTATTCGCATGATGTTAATTGGGATATGGAACAGATTAAAGTGTTCACCATTGACATTGAAACATCAACTGAGAATGGTTTCCCTGATATCAAATCTGCCAATGAAGAGATTCTGTTAATCACTGTCAAAGAACTATCAACCAAACGCATCATTACTTTCGGCAGTAAGACTTATGTCAATCCACGGGAAGATGTAATCTATGTCAATTGTAAAGATGAGCAAGCACTACTTACTCAATTCCTAGAGTTTTGGTCCAAGAGTCATCCCGATGTTATTACTGGTTGGAATACTGACTTCTTCGACATGCCATATCTAATTCGTAGGATTGAGCGTGAACTTGGTGATGGTGAATCCAACAAACTAAGCCCATGGGGTTATGTGAATGAGCGCAAGACTTTCATCAAAGGTAGTGAAGAGATTCACTACGATATCGTTGGTATTGCTCAACTAGATTATCTTGAACTGTATAAGAAATATACGTATTCTAAACAAGAAAGTTATCGCCTTGATTATATCGCCGAGCAAGAACTTGGCGATAAGAAGAAAGTAAATCCAGGTGATTCGTTCAAAGATTTCTATACTAATCACTGGCAAGAATTCGTTGACTACAACATACATGACGTAGAGTTGGTTGACAAATTGGAAGATAAGATGCGCCTAATTGAGTTGCATCTAACCATGGCGTATAATGCTAAGATTAACTTCGAAGATGTTTATTCGCAGGTTCGTATGTGGGATACAATTATCTATAACCACTTGCGTAAAAAGGGTATCGTTGTTCCAGCAAAGTCTTACTCTGGCAAAGATTCTCAGTTCGAAGGTGCTTATGTTAAAGATCCAATCATTGGTCTTCATAAATGGATGGCTTCCTTTGACTTGAACTCGCTGTATCCTCACTTGATTATGCAGTATAACATTAGTCCTGAGACTTTGACTTCTGAAAAGATTAGCGTCACTGTTGATAAACTACTCAATCAAGAGATTGATACTACATATGTTAAGCAACGAGATCTTGCGCTAACTGCCAATGGTTGGACTTATACCAAAGAGTTCAAAGGGTTCATGCCTGAGTTGATGGAACAGATGTACAAGAATCGTTCTAAGTTTAAGAAACAGATGCTTGTTATTCAACAAGAGTATGAGAAAGATAAGACTAAGAAACACTTACTCAAAGATATCTCTCGATTGAATAACTTGCAGATGGCTATGAAGATTGCGTTGAACTCTGCTTATGGTGCCATGGGTAATCAGTACTTCCGATACTTTGATATCCGTATGGCTGAGGGTATTACTACGTCAGGTCAGTTGTCTATTCGTTGGATGGCAAACAAGTTAAATGCATTCATGAATAAAACTCTCAAGACTGAGGGTAAAGATTATGTAGTTGCCATTGATACTGACTCAATCTATCTTACGCTTGAAACTTTAGTTGAGAAGATGTGTGAAGGTAAAACTGATGAGCAGAAGATTAAGTTTATGGACAAGATCTGTGAAGATGTTTTCCAACCATTCATTGATAGTGGTTATCAAGAACTTGCTGATTATATGAATGCGTATAGTCAGAAGATGCAGATGAAGCGTGAGGTTTTGGCTGACAAAGGTATCTGGACTGCCAAGAAACGATACATTCTTAATGTCCATAACTCTGAAGGTGTTCAGTATGAGAAACCAAAGATTAAAGTTATGGGTCTTGAGATGGTCAAGTCCTCTACTCCTGCGGTCATTCGTGACAAGTTGCGAGATTCAATTGAGGTTATTCTTAGAGGAAATCAAGCCGATCTTCAGAACTATATTATGGAATTCCGTAAAGAGTTTGATAAACTTCCCGTTGAGGAGATTGCATTTCCTCGTAGTGTGAATGGTATGAAACAGTACGCTGGTTCACCTATCTATTCTAAGGGAACTCCGATTCATGTTCGTGGTGCGTTATTGTTTAATCACTACACTAAGAAGATGGGGCTTGATAAAAAGTATCAACCAATTCGTGATGGTGATAAAATTAGATTTGTCTATGTTCGTAAACCTAATAAATTCCAAGAAGATGTTATTGCGTTCAGTCAAGAGTTGCCACCAGAGTTTGAATTGCACTCCTACATAGATTATGACAAGATGTTTGAAAAAGTATTTACTGATGCTCTTCAAATTATTATTGGTTCGCTTGGTTGGTCTACTTCCGAGCAAAGTTCATTGGAGGATTTCTTTGGCTAATATATTTTATCATTTAAATAAAATTGATAATTACCAACCAATAATTTGTATTAATAATTTTCTTACACAAGAAGAACTACAAAAAATAAATTTACAATTAAAAACTGTAAATATAGAAGCAGCATTACTTGGAGAAGATAATGATAATGATGATTTTGAAACCCGAAGATTGGCTTCCCACTCTTCTAGGAAATCCAATATTAGTTTTCTTAGTGATGTTAGTTGGATTTGGTTGTATGATAAATTGTCCATTGCAATTAACCACGTAAACCTAACAAATTATAATAAGATATTATATGGTACTGAACCATTACAATATACTGAGTATGATTCCAAATATCATGGATTTTATAAACCACATATAGATGCTAGTGATAAAAGAGATCCTCTTGTCCGATCATTATCATTTACAATTCAGATATCTCCAGAAGATGCATATGTGGGTGGAGATGTTTTAATTTATTGTGGCAATAATGTTATTACTGCAAACAAGAAGTGCGGTACAATCACTTTCTTTGAATCAACAATACTGCATGAAGTAACACCAGTAACTTCTGGGTTCAGAAAGAGTTTAGTTGGTTGGATTCTTGGACCAAGAGTATGAGTAATATTCGCATAATTAAAACTGGAATCAATGTTTCAAAGATTGTGAAACAATTGAAACAATACCCAGCAGATTGGGGTTCTCAAAAGAACATGGAGAATGTAGGTTCTCTAGTTGATAGAGGGTTTGCTGATTTACCAGTAGATGCATTACAATTAGTAATGGGCGGTGTGCAAAAAGCAGAAGACTTCGTTGGAGATAGTGAGATTTGTATTCCAACTCCTGCCATAGATCATCATACTGAAGTTGTAAGTTTTATGAAACGCAATTTCAAGAAGTTTAGTCGTTGTGGATTTCTTTCACTTCCAGTTGGAGGTCATGTTGGATTACACATCGATGAGGGAACTTACTATCTTACACGAGATCGCTATCATTTAGCCATTTTAGGAAGATATAGATATTTTGTAGGTGATGAGTATGTAGACATTGAACCTGGAACATTGCTCTGGTTCAATAATAAGTTAAAGCATGGAACTGAAAACACTGGCGATTGCACAAGAATTACATTTGTCTTTGATGTTCCACATTCGAAAAATAATCCATGATAAATTTAAATTTTCCGTCAAATTCTGCAATGTTACCTGCATTTGATATTGCTCTACATAATAGTTCTATTGATATAGAAAATTGTGAACAATTAGTAAAGGTTGTTCTTAAAGAACAACCGAATATTATTGCAATTAAATCTAGTAATCCTAACGATGATCCCAATTGGATAACAGGAAAACTGTGGGCATATAACTTTTTAGATTTCGATTACCCAAGCGTACGTCACTTGAAGAAATTCATATATGAAAAATATTTAGAGTATGAATTATTTTGTAATATTGATTCATCTAAATCAGTATATATCCAATGTTGGGTTAACATTATCAATAATGATGGAAGGATAATTACCCCGCATAATCATGCTGATGCTCATGGTGGCGCACCAGCAGAATATTCTTATATCTCAGGAAATATATCTTTACAGACAGAAAATACAAGCACATTTTTTGCGCATCCGATATTAAACAAGAAGGTATATAGAGAGATTGCAAATGTAAATGGTGAGTTAATTTTATTCCCATCGTTTATAACTCATTGGTCTTCACCAAATTTATCAGTTAACCCAAGAATAACAATTGCATTTGACATTATAACAGAAGAAGTTTATAATATGATAGACAAAACTAATTACAGATTACTTACGAAGGAGAATATATGAAAGTTTTGAAATTTTACGCAGACTGGTGCGGTCCATGCAAAGGGCTGAGCATGGTTATTAAAGGTGCTGGCGATAAAGTTACAGTACCCATTGATGAAGTCAACATTGATAATGAACTTATGACTTCAGTTGAATATGGTGTTCGTTCTGTCCCCACTATGATTCTTCTTGATGAAAATGGTACTGAATTGAAACGACACGTTGGCACATTAAATGAAGAGCAGTTGCTCACTTTCCTAAAGGTATAACATGGCAAGCATCCTAGACAAAATAAAAAAGAATTCCACAATCAAAGACTCTGCGATTCTTTCTGAATCAAAGTTCTTTAAGAAGAAGGATATGATTCCTACTTCTGTTCCAATTATCAACGTAGCCTTATCAGGTCGTCTTGATGGTGGACTTACTCCAGGTATCACGATGTGGGCTGGTCCATCGAAACACTTTAAAACTGCTTTCAGTTTACTGATGGCAAAATCTTACTTAGACAAATATCCAGATGCTGCTTTACTTTTTTACGATTCTGAGTTCGGTACTCCTCAGTCTTACTTTGATACTTTCGGGATTGACACATCCAGAGTTGTTCATACTCCACTTACCGATATAGAACAATTGAAGTTTGATATAATGCAACAGTTGTCTGAAGTCGAGCGTGGCGACCACCTAATTATTGTCATTGACTCAATTGGTAATCTGGCTTCTAAGAAAGAAGTTGAAGATGCCATGGAAGGTAAGTCTGTTGGTGATATGACTCGAGCAAAACAACTAAAGAGTTTGTTCCGTATGGTTACACCACATCTGAACTTGAAAGATATTCCATTGGTAGTTGTGAATCATACCTACATGGAAATCGGTATGTTCCCCAAAGCAATCGTTGGTGGTGGCACTGGTGCAATGTATTCTGCAGATAACGTATACATTCTTGGTCGTCAGCAAGAGAAAGAAGGGACAGAGATTGTAGGTTATAACTTTATTATCAACGTAGAGAAGAGTCGTTATGTTAAAGAAAAATCTAAGATACCTGTTAGCGTATCTTTCGATGGTGGTCTTAGTAAGTGGTCTGGTTTACTTGACGTTGCTTTGGAATCTGGACATGTCATCAAACCTTCCAATGGTTGGTATCAAAAGGTAAATAAAGAAACTGGTGAGATTGAAGACAAGAAACATCGTATTAAAGATACAGACTCAAAAGAGTTTTGGATGTCAATTCTTACAAGCAAATCTTTCTACGATTTTATCAAGAACAAATATTCAATTGGTCAGGGTGAAGTAATGATGCGCGATGACCTTGATGAAGCACTTGAGGCTCTAGAATTCGATGAGTGAACATCTTGCGAAACCCCCATTCGTTGTAGTTGAGAATCGCAAAACAGGAGTTGACGCAATAAAGTTGACTTCTGGACCGTATTCAGGTATAATTTATACTTACGGTAAAGTGAAGTTTGATGAACAAGATGATGGTACTTGCAAACTTTGCTTTGAGTATGAGGTTTTAGAAAATGAACAAGAGTATGTCGCTGAAGAGTTTGAACATTATATCGGCGACTTACTTCAGTTTATTATGATGGACCAACTACAGAAAAATAATATTACTTACACTGGCGGAACTGAATGAGAATTGAAACAAAGATTTTAAGTAATCTTGTATATGATGAACAGTATTGTCGTAAAGTAATTCCCTTTATTAGAACTGATTATTTCTCTGAAAGAAAAGAAGCAATCCTTTCTAAGATTATTGTGGAGTTCTTTACAAAGTATAACAAACCATTAACAAAAGAGATACTATCGATTGAGGTAGGAAACCGAACTGATATCAACGACAAAGAACTTGCTGAGATTAATAGTTATGTAGATACAATGACCCATGAAGAAGTTAATGAGTCATGGATGTTAGAACAAACAGAAAAGTTCTGTAAAGATAAGGCAGTCTATAATGCAATTCTACACTCGATCCGAATCATTGATGGCGGAGATAAAGTTAACACCAAAGATTCCATTCCTTCTATCCTTTCTGATGCTCTTGCCATCTCTTTCGATAATCACGTTGGTCATGATTACATCGAAGACTCAGATGCTCGTTATGACTACTATCACCGAGTTGAAGAAAAGGTTCCATTCGACCTAGACATGTTCAACAAAATCACCAAAGGTGGTTTGTCCAAGAAAACTCTAAACATTGTTTTGGCTGGTACTGGTGTTGGTAAGTCTTTGTTTATGTGTCACGTTGCAGCTGGAGTTTTGACTCAAGGTAAGAATGTGCTTTACATTACTATGGAAATGGCTGAGGAGCGTATCGCTGAACGTATTGATGCAAACTTGTTGAATCTTACCATGGATGAATTGAAAGTTATTGATAAGGATATCTTTGATAATCGTATCAAGAAGATCTCTAGCAAGACGCAAGGTAAGTTAATCGTCAAGGAATATCCAACTGCTGGCGCACACTCTGGTCACTTTAGAGCATTGCTTGAAGAGTTGAAGTTGAAGCGTGAGTTTCTGCCTGATATTATCTTCATTGACTATTTGAATATCTGCGCAAGTCAGCGTATGAAGCAAGGTGGAAGTATTAACTCTTATACATATATTAAGTCCATCGCTGAAGAGTTACGTGGTTTGGCAGTAGAATATAATGTTCCGATTGTTTCAGCCACACAAACTACTCGAAGTGGATTTACAAATAGCGATCCAGGTTTGGAAGATACTTCTGAATCGTTTGGATTACCTGCCACTGCTGACTTAATGTTTGCGTTAGTTTCAAATGAAGAACTTGAACAGTTGAATCAAATTATTGTAAAGCAATTAAAGAATCGTTACAACGATCCTAGTTATTATAAGAGATTTGTTATTGGTGTTGATAGAGCAAAGATGAAGTTATATGATGTTGAAGCGTCTGCTCAAGTAGGATTGTCTGATGCTGGACAAGTTCAAGATGATGTACCTATGTTTGACAAGAGCGAATTTGGTAAACGACAAAAAGCAGAAGCATTCAGTGGATTTAAGTTTTAGGAGAAAAATATGGTTAAGGTAATTGTAGCTGAGCAAAAACACAATTGTGAACATCTTCTTGGTAAGTTTGTTGACGAAACTAATTATGATCATCTTATTGAAGAAGATACTGATGTTTATATGCCACCACAAATGGGTGAAGATCCAATTTCAGAGAAACGAATTGTATTAAAGTTTCGTAAAAATTATTTTAGTAAAGAACAACAAGATGCTGCGTATGTCGGACTTAGAGAAGCTGCAATTCGCACAGAGAATCGTGGACTTGCTTCTGGTATCAAAGATGGCATTCTTGCCACAACTGAAGGTCGTGAGTGGGTAACAAATTATCAACAAGAGATGATGGAATCCTTGTTGAAGAATCGTAACTCATCTCTTGATGAAGAAGATGTAATTGATACCATTCGTGCCAAGTATCCTACTGAAACTGATAAGCGCATGGCTGGTGGTAGTGGCAAAAACAACGTATGGGTTATTTCTCGTTTCCGTGGAAGTAAGTTTGATTTCGAAGCATGGTTAGATACTATCAAACCACTAGGTCGTCAGAATCGCGCAGAAGCATGTGAAGATGTCATGGAAATGATTAGTACAACCACCTATGGTACTGCAGTAAACTCTGGTATTGCTGGATGGTTCGATCGTTATCCACGCATTCCGTATGGTCGCGCCACTTCATATACTCGTGACAACTTTGATAAATTCAAAATGTCATATCCATTCCTACAGAATCTTTCTGATGGATTTAAGAATCTTCTACCTGAACGCTATGCAGCACAAATGACTGCAGCAAATAAACTAGATCCACGATTCCTAGTACCTGGAACTCCATTCACAACAGTCACTGTTAACAAAACATTTAGAACTGCAGCGCACAGAGATGCTGGTGATTTGAATGAAGGTTTATCTAATCTGCTAACACTATCCAATGATGGTCGTTACACTGGTGGATATTTAATTGCACCTGAGTATCGTGTGGCAGTAAATGTTCGTCCAGGAGATTTGCTTCTGATTAACAACCACGAAGTTATGCATGGCAATACACCTATTGTTTGTGAAGAAGGTTCTGAGCGTGTATCATTGGTAGTTTATTTCCGTGAGAAAATGTTAGAACTTGGCTCACATGAATATGAAGACACTCGTTATAACTTTGTTGAATCCCGTAGAACTAACAAAGAACACCCATTGTACAAACCACTATGGAATGGCGTATCTGAATCTATGTGGGACAGTCAAGAATGGTATGAATATCTTGAATCTAAATTAGGTCAAGAAGAACTACATAAGTATCATCCAGAAGCCAATGCTTCTTCATTAGAAAGTTTCTTCTGATAATGGAAATCTTAAATATATTCCCAACACCTGTATATAGAACTAATCTTGGAGATATTTTATCTGAAGAGTCGTTAGAGCATATCACTAAATTAAAAACAGAAAAGTTATTTGACGCTGTGCCTAACATATCATCTTCTGATGATGTTCTTTCTAGTGATAGATTGGATGCTTTGCGGGTTGCTATACAAAAACATTTACAGATATTTGGAGATATATTGTTTGGTGCTGGGCTAGAATTTTATATCTCGTCATCTTGGGTAACTAAGAGCGATACTTTACAATTTGGTGAACGACACAGTCACGTTAATAGTATCATTAGTGGATCGTTTTATGTTTCACCCAATCCATCCTCTATAATTTTTTATAGAGAAAGTAAATCTACTATTCATATGTTCTCAAATAACGATAGTAATTATTATAATAAGACGATCATACCTATACAACCAAACAAGAATGATTTAATACTATTTCCTTCATCATTGGAACATTCTATTTCTAAGAATACTGATAATGTATCTAGGTTTTCTGTAGTTGTTAATTCTTATATACGTGGTCAAATGATGAGTAAATATGCTAAACTGGAGATTAAATAATGTGTAGCGTCATTGGTGCTTTGATTCAGAATCCCACGTCAAAAGATTTTGAAACTATCCGTAAGGTATTCCTTGAGTCTAAGATTCGAGGAATGCATGCTACAGGTATGTCTGTTGTCTATAATGGTAAGGTTCTAACATTCAAAGAGCCAGTTCCTGCTGATAGATTTGTTCATTTAGATAATTTAGAGGAGATGGTTAATGATGACGGTAATCTTTACCTTATTGGTCATTGTAGATATTCTACTAGCGATTTATTGTATAACCAGCCGATAGCAAACGAAGAACATTCTATTGTTCACAATGGAGTTATCACTCAAGAACTAGCAGAGAATTGGGATAAGTTATTCAACTACAAATGTGAAACTAAGAATGATTCTGAATTGGTATTACATTCTGACTCACCTCTTGAAGAATATACTGATGCATCAATGGCTGTTTGTGAACTTACTGTAGATAAGAAACTCCTTGCATATCGTAATGGTAAGCGTCCATTATACTTGACTTCTTTAGTGAATGGCGTTATAATTACTTCTACTGCGGATATTCCTAAACGTGCAGGTATTAAAATGCCAATTGTTGAAGTGCCAATGAATACATATCTTACATTTGATGAGCGCATGACAATGATCATGGAAGCTGTTCAAACAACAAAAATTGATTTACAGAAAGTAGATTATGAAACTCAAACCATATCCAACTGATAAATTTACTTACGGAATGGAAATAGAGTGGGGTGATGTTCCTCGCTCTTTTTCAATTCCAGAACATCTCGGTACTTGGGAATATTCAGAGCGAGATATTATTAATCTAAGAGAGCCATATCAATATGTCTGCGCTGACCCACTTGGTATCGATCCTCCATTCGGTGGTGAGATCAACACGAAACCGACTAGAACTTGGGAAGAACAAGTTGATCGGTATTTTGAACTTCAAAAACTATTCACGGACAATGGCACTCCACCTACAATTGGTGCTACTGCTCATACACACATTCATTGTCGTGTCCCTAATCTACGTGATGATATCGATGCACTGAAGCGTCTAACCAAATACATTAAAGAAAACCAACATGATACTGTAGAGAATGTGTATGGTTACTTTGAACACAATCAAATGAAAGGTGCCAAAGGCGCAAAGATGTATTTGAAGTTTGATGGTGGTCGTACTCTTCCAGATTACATGGCAGATAACATCATTAATCTAGCAACAGACTTTCCTTCATTCATTAAGATGCACGCTGCAGGTAAAGATGGAGTGTCAATGGGTCGCCCATTCCGATACGCTATTAATATGTACGCATTGAAACATATCGATACTGTAGAGTTTAGATTGTTCCGTGGCACAATGGACAGAACTCAATTAGAATCTTGCTTCCGCTTTGTTCAAGACTTTCTTGATGCTGCGTTAAATGAAGGGCAAAGTGTTCTTGAATTAATTTCAAACAATAATTATAATTTCCCTCCAATGATTTGGGATCTCAATCAGTTTATTGGTTGGGAGAAAACTAAGCATCCAGAAGATCGTGGAGAAAAGGTAAGAACTTATGTTGAAGTTGTCTAAGTGTTCTCGTGCTGATTTTGTTTCAGCAATAAGCACTGATAAAGAAGATAACTTCGCCAAGACATTTGTTGCCAAAGCAGATATGCAAGACCAATGGGATTACTGCATTGGCGCATTCGATGGTAATGATTTAACTGCTGCAATTATTACAACAATATCAAAGACCAAACCTCATGTTGCTAACCTTCAACTCTTGCATACTTTCGTAAAGCATAGAGGCAAAGGTTCGGCTAGATTACTATGTGAGGATTCCTTAATACGTGCCAAAGCCAATGGCGCAAGTTACTTCAGGGTATCCTCTGAGAAGTCCGCAGTGGGGTTTTACGAGCGTCTTGGGTTTAAGTTTTGGGGAGCCCAAAAGAGCGGATGCTCCCTATCAGTGTTTAGAATAGGGGGAAATACCTTCTTAGAGGGCGACTACGACCTCTCTGACACGACTATCAATAAAGCGGTCAACCGTAAGGGTAAAGGGGGCTGTACGACCCTCTACGACCTTGCTACGAGCCAAATAGGGGTCAAATTAGATGGTTTTTGAGTCAAATATCGCTTTACTTTTATTGCAGAATAGGGTATAATAAAGGTTGGAATAATTGATAATGGAGCTATATTATGGGTCGTCCTCAAACAGTTGATATTAAAAATATCTCTACCAGACCAAATTGTATTAATCGTGGATGCAATACACCAGTTACGGTTTCATCGTATTATAAAAACGGCAACGCTAAATGGCGTCCAGTTTGCGGAACTTGCGCACAGGCTCAAACTGGAAAGACTCCATACGCTGATGGTGTTATACCCTTTCGGCAAAATACATGCGCTAATAAAGACTTACGTTTGGGATTTAAATGTCCAACAAATTTTAAATTACTACCAAAGGGAATCTTTATTACTGAAATTGATCATATCAATGGCAATGATGCAGACAATTCTAAGAAAAATATTCAAGAGTTGTGTGTAACATGTCACAAAATAAAAACTAGGTTGTCGAAAGATAGTGTACCCAATTCAAGAAAACGAGTAAATGGATTATCGAAAACCCGAAAATAATAGAGAAGCGTTCATTCGCTGGTACGCATGGTCATTAAAATATGATGACTGTGACCCAGCTGTTTGGGCTACGAACTATCTCAACAAACGATACGAGCATAATGACGAACAACGTCTTTGGCTCGCTTGGCTTTATGGCAACACATATCAACTACCAACTGCGTGGGTATTGATGAATGAATTTCCTGATTATGAATTAGCAACAGTTGATAGAATTACGCAATGGAATACTACAAACTACAAACGACTGCGTTATCAAACTGATACAAAGTGGAACAAGGGGCATCTACCTGCTATGTTTGCTTCTTATCAACAATTCATTGGTAACCGAACACAACGAGAAAGAATGGAAGGGTTTTATGGAGACAATGAAGAGGCAAACTTTGATAACCTGTGGGAAAGCGTTAAGTCTGGGCTGCATAAGTTTGGTCGCTATTCCACTTGGTTTTATCTTCAGCATCTTAAGCATACCGCTGATATTCGCATTAGCCCTACTAGTCTCATGTTGGATGATTATGATGGCTCTCGCTCTCATCGTAATGGATTACTTTGCGCCATTGGCAGACACGACGATATGGATAGAAAACTCACTAGTCAAGAGTATGAAACTCTTGAGCACGAAGCCAGATCTATTCTCATCGAAACCAAAGATAGATTCCCAAATTTGGAAACGCAAATAGATTTCTTTACAATGGAAACTTGTTTGTGTTCATTCAAGAAAATATTTAGAGCGCATCATGGACGTTACCTTGGGTATTACTTGGATCGTCAAGCTGAAGAAATTATCAAAGCCGAAGGCGATGGTTGGTATGGTATTGATTGGGATGTTCTTTGGCAAGCAAGAGATGAAACTATTGACTTACGCCTAGACAATAAAAGAGGAATTGATAAAGAAAAGTTTCCTGCATTTATAAATTCAGGTAAAATAGAAAACTTAAATTGGATGTTTGATGATGAACAAGAAGTCTTAATTGGACTAGAGAATTTCTAATGGCGCAATGTATTATATTAACTGGCGGAACTCACACTAACCCCAATCAACCACATATCCAAAGAAATTTGGGTGCGTATAGAGTAGCATCTGCGCTACAGCAAGAAGGATATTCTACTTTTGTTTTAGATTATATTATTCATATGTCTGTAGAAGAAATAAAAACTGCATTGAGTAAACATCTTTCTGAAGAAACATTATGGGTTGGTTTTTCTTCTACGTTTTTCTGGAGTAATAATAGCAATTCTTTTTTACAAACTCAAAAAGAAAGAATGTACTATACTTCATTAGATGACATTGAATCTATTATTAAATACATAAAAGATAATAGCAAAGCCAAACTAATATACGGTGGCGGTAAAGCACCATACTTCCAAGCGGATGAAAATATTGATTATTATGTTATTGGTTATGCTGATACTTCTATTATAGAATTAACAAAGCATATTCAAACTGGTTCAGAAATTAAATTAAAATATGTTAATGACACACAGATAGTAGAATCTACTAATTTTGATGAACCAAAAATGGATAACATTAAAACTAATTGGAAAGACCAATACGTTATTCATAAAGAAGGTTTACCAATGGAACTTGCTAGAGGGTGCATCTTTAAATGTAAATTCTGTTCATATCCTTTGCTAGGCAAAAAGAAAGGGACATATCTTAGAGATCCTTCTGAAATTAAAGATGAGATGATTCAGAATTGGGAACTGTATGGCACTGAATCATATTATATGACAGATGATACATTTAATGATGATAACGATAAGATTGATGCTTTACATAAGATAATTACTGAATTGCCATTCAAATTAAAATTCAGCGCATATCTTAGAGTTGATTTGATACACAAATATCCTCACCAAGCCACTCTATTAAAAGAGATGGGATTGATTGGAACTTATTTTGGTTTGGAAACTATTCAACCAAATAGTGCTAAATCTATTGGTAAAGGTTTACATCCTTCTAAGGTTAAAGATAGATTATATTGGTTGGCAGAAGAATGGAAAGATTCTGTAAATATTGGCGCAGGATTTATCTTAGGATTACCACACGATACTGAATCGTACTTTGAAGAATTAATTTCTTGGTGCATGGAATCTAATAATCCACTGCAACATATATCATTTTATCCATTATATCTATTCCCAAGAAAACCTGATCACGATCTTGCTGCATATACTTCAGAGTTTAGTTTAAAGCCAGAGATTTATGGATATGAGTTCAATGATAAAACTAATTGGATGAATTGGACTTTGCAAGAACAAAACCTAAGTTATGAAAAATGTAATTTGATTGCCAATGAATTTAATAGTATAATTAGTCCTAGGAATAAAGTTGCTGAATTTCAGATGATTACAAATTTAAATATTGGCATTGATATTAAAGATTTGTATAAACATACAATGATTGAGTTAAATCAAAAGTATGATATACCAAAAATGAATTCTATACGTATAGATGAATATAAACAATTGATTGGAGTTTTATAATGGCAATGACTAAATCGCAGATGACTGGACTTACAGGTGCTATGTATGAAGATGCAGGTGGTTGTATTACAATAGCAACTTCACCTCATGTTACTATTGGTCATGCAAGCACAATTACTACTACAGCTGGTGGAACTGGCAGTATCACACCAATGCGCACTCCAGCTGAAGTTATTTTAGATCGTTATCAGTTGAATGAGATAACTGTTCAGCATAGAGTTCAAGAGTTTGAACTTATGAAACTTCGAGAAAGTAATGTAGATTATGCCACTGAGATTAAGCATAATCTAGCAAAGCATGCTTCAGAAGAAGTTACTAGTAAGATGACCTTTACTAAGAAAACAGAAATAAATACAGATACCCATTCATTCCGTGGACGTGTGTGGGTTTTTAGTAAAGAAGAACTGATTAAAATGATCGAGGAAATTAGAAATGGCATTTAGTGAAAACGTAGGTGTTATTGACACCATTAATGTACAAAGGATTACTAACCCTATGAAGACTAGAAAGATTATTGCAGTTGGTGGATCGCCTGGAACTGGCAAGACTACTCTGTTCCGTAAGTTTATGGAAGATAAAACTTGGCTAGAAGTTTCCCCTGCCAAGTTGGTAAATGCCTCTTATAATACAGAAAGAGATCTATACGTTCTTGGTAAGTATGAGGAAGGCGAAGTATTCGCTGGGACTGACCGACTATCCATGGCAGTTCAACCACCTCTTCAAGAATGGGTCGCTTCTCATAATTGCAATATCCTTTTCGAAGGAGATCGGGTTTTTAATCAGTCATTCCTAGAGTTCTGTATGGGTCTCCCAAATACCCAATTAGAAGTGATTTTCGTAAAGGCTCCAAAAGATATTTTAGAACAACGCTATAAAGCACGTGGATCCGATCAATCTGAGCAATTCCTACGTGGAAGAGAAACTAAATATAGTAATCTGATGTCTAATTTTGACTTGATGCCATATATTACTGAGTTTGCAAACACTAACTTAGAGGAGCAAGGGAAGGTTCTTGCATTTATTGAGAAGCAGTTTATTTAAGCAAGTATCTTCTGGGAATCATGAATTTCCTAGAGAATGTAACTTACGACTGGATGGACTTACTCAATTTTGATGAGCGTCCATTTAGAGCAAAACTCATTCCAGCAAAAGTATGGAGAGATCTAGATCTCTATGTAAATGATAAAGATGGCTTATCTAATTATGTTAAAAAATGGCGAACCAAAATAGAGTGGAAGAAAGAGAAGTCCAAAGCAAAGTGGACTGAAAACTACGTGGCGATTGGTGGGGAATATAATCCAGACAAACGTCAATGTTCTCTTCATATCTATACTGAAAAGTTTAACACATTCCCTTTCACTCAAACCTCTTGGGCATCATTCAAGATGCGCCTATTACAGACTTTGATGCATGAGTTGATTCACTTCATGCAGTTCAATAGACGTGGTGATGAGTGGAGCACTTACGTAGTTCCATACAAGAAAGTAGGAATCGCCAAGAAGGATGAACAGAGAGCATACCTTTCTGAGTTCGATGAGATACAAGCATATGCGCATTGTGTGTATCTAGATTTTAAAATGCGCAGACCAAAGGTAGATATTAGCGTCCTGCTAAATCGTTATAAGACAAAACGAGATTCGTCTACCCTTCACTATTTCTTAAAGACGTTTAACTACGATTTAAGAAACAACATAGCCACTCGTAAGATTATAGACCAGATCGGTAAATGGGATCGCAAGTATAATCGCATGACCTAAATATACTAAACGTATAGGGGTCATCATGGCTGGTAAATTAAACGAAGGTGATGTTATAGAAGGTATCTTCTGTATTGCTTTGTCATTGTACATAGCAGACGGTAAGGTAGACAAAGCCAAACTGAATAAGATAAGAACTCAAGTTGACACAAAGATGTTCAACTCGGGAAGGTTCACCCATACAGTTGCTGAAGGTGTATCTAAACAAAGAGGTAATCATCCTCCAGATATATTTGATGTTAAATTCGAGATGCGATTAAAACCGAAATCTATTGGTGAAGCATTCGGAAAAGATTTTCATATACATTATACCTCTTCAAAAGATGTGGGTGATCTAGATAAAAAGATTGACCACCTTATTAGTGCATTACAGTATGGAAGTTTTTCTAGAAGAGTAAAGGGTGCTATTGATTATTTCCTTGATAATAATACCAGCGACAGAATTCTATTCACTGTTATATCGGATGGAATAGAAGGGGAAACATCTGGTGGAGATATAAAGGGAGACGTAACTCTTGCGGTCAATGCTACCCTTGGTAATGGCACTAAAAAAGAAATCATATCTGGAGCGTTACCCTTTTCTTTAAAATCAGAAAGTGTTACTGTTTCTAATCTATCACCGTATCATGGAATGCTTGATATAGCCAAAGCATTAAACATAGAGTGGGATGGAGAAGAAAAATACAAAAGACTTTCTAAAGTATTCAAAGGGGTGACTGAACAGAATGCTAAATTTGAAATGATTACTGCCATGTATAATGATCTAAAGGAAAGGATAAAAACGAAGTCTTCTTCTGGGACATTTACTAAAGATGCATTTGCATTCCTTAGTAAGAATATATTCGGTTCAGATCTTGCAGATGTTATAGATGTCACTAAAGGTGGGGTAAAGGAAATTACCAAATCGTATTTCGATGAATTAGAAAAGAAAACAAAGTTATTTGTAGAAGAGAATGGTAACAACTTAGTCTTTAAAAGCAAGTCTGATCAAACACCAATCTTTCAGATACGAACCAAACTTAGACCACCCCCAGCCAATGAAGCCAAATTTTACCTAGAAGTAGGTAAGGGTATATACTCTAAGTAGCAAATATACTAAATAACCATATAACACTATTAAATTGATGGATTAAATGAAAGATTATAGACAACTAATCAGAGAACTACCGAGTAAAACGATAGTTCTAGCCTGTTCGAAGTTTAACCCTCCGACTATCGGACATGAACTTCTAATCAAGGCGGTCAAATCTGTAGCTGAGCAAAAGAATGCCAGCTACGCCATTTATGCATCCGATTCTAGCGATGCGAAAAAGAATCCCTTAATTGTAGAAAAGAAATTACAGTATTTGAATACGTTGTTTCCGAACACGCAGTTCAATACTTACTCTGACAATATAAGTGAAGTGGTTGCTAAACTAAAAGAAACCTATCGCAATGTTATCATTGTTACCAGCGCAGATAAAGTAGCTTCCATGAAGAAATCTCTAAAGGAAGCTACAGTCATATCAGCCATGGACAAAGATCCAGATAGCGAAGATGCTACTCGTAATTATGCGATCAAAGGTTTATACGAAGATTTTAAAAAGAATCTACCATCAGCAATACGTGATATTGATTCTCGTAGATTGATGAATGATATTAGAATTGGTTCTGGACTTGAGCCAATCAAAGAAGAAATTAAGTTAGTTAAAGACGATCTGCGTGAACAATATTTCCGTGGCGAAATCTTTAATGTTGGTGAGCAAGTAGAATCCGATGGCGAACAATATGAAATTGTCAAGCGTGGTTCTAATCACCTATTGCTAAAAGAATCTACTGGCAAATTAGTCAGCAAGTGGATTCAGAATGTTAAATTAGTAGAGAAGAAAGTAGAAAAGAAAAAGCTGAAGTCTTTTAAATCTACTGTTAGAAATACTGAGCAGCCAGCTGGTTTGGCTCCACAAGATTTTACTTCTAGAACATTTGATGCGTTTTCGAATACTGGAGTTGTGCAATGAATGAGTTAACAACAGCAATTAAAGTATTGCTGGCAAATGCTACTGTAATGTATTACAAAGCGCATCAGTTTCACTGGAATATTGAGGGTATTGAGTTTACTCAGTATCACGATTTCTTTGGTGACCTTTATACTGATGTTTATAATTCTGTAGATCCAATCGCTGAACTTCTACGTAAGTTAGACGACTATGCTCCAGTAAGCATTGATGAACTTTACAAGTATAAAACACTAGAAGAAGAAACTACTCGTGTTGAGTTACTAAAAGATATATTCGTATGTCTTATTGCTGCAAACGAAGAAGTCTTGGCCAGCCTAAATAAAGTGTTCACTATTGCTAACTCAGAAAAGCAACAAGGTGTTTGTAATTTTATAGCTGATAGAATAGATACTCATCAGAAGCATGCTTGGTTCTTACGTGCTTCTGCTAAGAAAATAGGATAACCCTCAAAAGTTGAGGGGAATACAAATATCGCTTTACTTTTATTGCAAGATATAGTATAATAAGTTAATAGGATAAGAAAATGAAAAGATTTACTACATACTTAAAAGAAGAAAAAGATAAATTGGGTCATGGATCAGATACTCAAGAAGGTACTAAACTCAAGCACATTACGCATCCTGAAGATCGTCCATTAATGCATGGTCACGATGGCTTTGAACATGCTCATGGTGCTTTGTCTCATGCTCATGAGCACATGAAGTCTGGTAAGAATAATGCTAATCTTACTACAAAGTATGATGGTTCACCAGCTGTAGTTTTCGGTTCTCATCCTAAGACTGGTAAGTTCTTTGTTGCTTCTAAATCTGCTTTCAACAAAGACCCAAAGATTAATCACACTGATGCTGATATCGATAAGAACCATGGCCATGCTCCAGGTCTTGCTGCTAAATTAAAAGCTGCGTTACATCACTTACCTAAAGTTACTCCAAAGGGTAAAGTTTATCAAGGTGACATTATGCACTCTGAAGGTGATGTTAAGCACGATAAGAAAACTGGCAAAGCATCTTTTACGCCAAACACTATTACCTATACTGCTTCTGGCGATGAAGCCAAGAAAGCTGCAAAAGCAAAAGTAGGTGTAGCAGTTCATACTCAATACCACGGTAAAGACATTCAATCAATGTCTGCTCACCACGAAGTTGATCATCATGAGTTTAAAGATCATCCTGATGTTCACCATCACGATGCCAGCTACGATACTAGCAAAGCGTCTCACTCTCAAGCAAATCAAGATGAGTTCCATAAGCATCTGAACGCTGCCAAAGCAGTTCATGATACTCATGGCGACAAGATGTACAAAGCAGTTCACGCAGATCATAGTGGTGATCATGGTCATCTAGCCACTTACATTAACTCAACTGTTCGCAATAACACTACTCCAAACGTAAAAGATTTCAAAGCCCATCTTGAAACACACCACGCTAAACAAGTTGCTGGTGTTAAGACTGAAAAGTCCCAAGACGCAAAACGTGCCAAGGGTAAAGAAGAAGTTGATCACGTAGAAAAGAATAAGAGTCATTACGAACATGTATTGACTGCACATAACCATCTTGCTGCTGCAAAGAACTCTTTGGTTAAGTCTCTAGAAAGTGGTCATAGCAATTATGAACACCATATCGAAGGTAAAGAATCCAAGCCAGAAGGTTTCGTTATTAACCACGAACACAATGGTAAACATGAGCCTTCTAAGTTGGTAAATCGTGCTGAGTTCGCAAGATCTAACTTACTAAAGGTGCGTAAATGAAATCCTTTAAAACATTCATAGTTGAAGAAACTTATTTCCAAGAACTAACAGAAGCAGCAGATGATGCTTCTAAAGAAGGTGGTGTTTCAAATAACACTAAGGGTGTTCTACACGAGATTCTAACTGGCAAGCATCTTAATAATGGCAAACATATGGAGAAGCATGTTAACGAACAAGGCGAAACTCCTGTACAAACTCATGATCGTTTAAAGAAAGCAATCCACCCAGCTGACTATAAGCGCATTGATACCAATGCTAAGTCTGCTGCTGATCATATTAAAAAGCATATTGAGTCTACTCATCCAGGTCATGCAGTCCATGCGGTTACTCATACTTCCAAACCTGGAGATACAGAAAAGGTAACTGGTCACAAAGCAACTCAGAAAGAAGATTCTTCTGATGTTTATGTTTCTACTAAGCATCCTAAGACTGGTAAAGTAACTCACCATGGCGTAAGTTTAAAAGTTAGCGATAACTCTAGCAAGAATATTCCATCATCAAGTCTTGGTATGGAATCTGGTGGATCAAAAGCCAAAGAGCATTTCGCTGCGCACAAAGCTGCGATTATTAAAGCGCATCCTCAGTTGGTTGGTAAAAATAAAGACCAACGTAAAGAAGCTGCCAAAGCAGATCCTAAGATGCACGCTGATGTTAAAGAACGCAACAAAGCACTATTACATAAAGTTGCTCACAGTCATGCTGCTGAACTGCAACACCATTTAGATTCTGGTAATCATGAGCACGTAGTTAAGCATATCCGTGAAGTCCTTCATGCTCATAAAACACCTGCTCAAGAAAAGGGTCATACCTTTATCAAGCATACTACTTACAAAACTGCTAAGGGTGTTCAACACCATGCTAGTAACCCAAGCGAAGATCATGAGCATATCCTAAAAGACCATAAGAATCTTTCAGTTAAATCAAGTGGTGGTTCGGTTCACTTCTATCATAACGGTAAGAAGTTTGCTTCTCAAGCACACAAGTTTGATTCACAGAGTGATCCACTAAGTTCACTAAAATCCGCAGGAAAGGCTGTATAATATGTTAACATTTAAAGAATATCTTGTTGAATATGCAGTCGATGGTAAAGGACATAAAAGTTCTACTGGTGGGTTGACTCAAAAGGGTCGTGACGCATATAATGCTAAAGGTGCTAATCTACAAGCACCAGTTACTACTCCACCATCTAAGTTAAAGGCTGGTAGCAAAGCTGCTAATCGCCGTAAGTCTTTCTGTGCACGTATGGGTGGCATGGAAGGTCCAATGAAGAAACCAAATGGCGAACCAAGTCGTAAAGCATTGGCACTAAGAAAGTGGAATTGCTAATATGATTAACTACAAAGATCTCCAAGAAAAAGGTATCTGCTGGACTGGGTACAAACGCAAAAAAGGTACTAAACCTTACGAGGATGACAGCTGTATGAAAGAAGAAAAAGATGAAGGTGGACATGGTTCTGAAAAGCACCACGTGTTAGCATTTGGTCGTATGAACCCAATCACGTCAGGTCACGAAGCAGTAGTTAACAAACTACATTCAGTTGCTAAAGAACATGGCGCAAGTCATAGTCTTGTTGTTTCTCATAGCCAAGATGCTAAGAAAAACCCATTAACTGGTGAACAAAAAGTTGCTCACGCTAAGAACGCATTCCCTGGAACTAAGGTAAGTTCTGCCAGCAAAGAATCTCCAACTATCCTTCACCATGCTGCAGCTGCTCATGCTGCTGGAGCAACACATCTACACGTAGTTGCTGGTTCTGATCGCCATGAAGAGATGCATAATCTACTTCATAAATATAATGGCAAAGACGCTGCTCATGGCCACTATAACTTTAAAAAGATTACTGTGCATTCTTCTGGCGAACGTGATCCAGATGCTGAAGGTACTACTGGTATCTCTGCAAGTAAAATGCGCGAACATGCTGCTTCTGGTAACAAAACAGAATTCCATAAAGGTGCTCCATCAAAGATGAAGCCAGAACACAAGGACGCCATGTATAACGATGTGCGTAAAGGTATGAATATTAAAGAAGAAGTTGTTCAAGAAGAACTGCGTGCTGATATGGGTGCTGCTGCTTGGGTTAAAGATTTTATTTCTTCAACACACCCTCGCTTTAATAATAAATCTAAAGATGAACGTCGCAAGATGGCTATTGGCGCATTCATGGCTGCCAAATCTCGTGGTGTCAAAGAAGAAGTTCAGATCGATGAACTATCCACTGATCTTCTAGGTAAATATAAAACTGCTGCTGGCGCAGATGCAAAAGCTGCGGATGCTGCTGGCAATTATGCAAAAGGCGACAAGCGTTTCAAAGGTATTAACAAAGCCACAAACAAACAATTTGACAATGATTTAAAGAAGCATGGTCAAATGAAAGAAGGTACTCTTCAAGGTAACATCGCTGGTGCTGACGCTATGAATACTACAACTTCTGCTCCATCAGGTTCAACATCAAAGGATACTACTATGAATAAAAAGATTAAAGGATTTAAATTCTTTAATGGCGAGAATGATAAACAAATGAATATGAATCAGCCAGTTAAAGAAGAAATTCAAGAAGGTGAACGTGGTCTTTGGGATAACATTCACGCCAAGCGTAAACGTATCGAGAATGGTTCTGGTGAGCGCATGCGTAAACCTGGAAGCAAAGGTGCGCCAACTGCAGACGCAATAAAAGCATCTCAAACAAATGAAGAATCTAAGAAAGATGATGTTCCATTTGATGGACCATACAAATCTAATTTTAAGAAACCTAATAATCCAAATCGTACTGGAATGGATGCTGCTCGTTCATTGGCTCAACGTGCAATGGATCAACTTAATAAAAAGAAACCAGTCAAAGAAGAAGTTGAATTAGAAGAAGGTTACGATAAATCTTCAGAGCATCATAAAAATGCTCGTAAAATGGCAAAAGACTATGATGGTAAAGCAACTTTTCATCCCAATGGTCACGCTGAAGTAAGAATGCGTTCAATAGTTCATGGGTATAGCACTCTTAATCCGAAAGGAACTACTTTAATGTCTGGTGAAGATTTGGCCAATCGTGCTTCTAAGGAACATGGTAAAGGTAAAGTTCAAGGTAATGTAGTTCACTTCAAAGAAGCAAAAGACGAAGTAGAACATATTCATGAACTGGATCAAAAAACTCTAAAATCATATATCAATAAAAATATTAAATCTGGTCGTGCTGATGATGGTGGTAAAGGCGACACTGGTTTATACAGAGCAACAAATAAAGTTGCTGGTAAATTGAAAACAGGAACACTTGACAATAAAGTTAAAACTCTTGGCAATACCCCATCTAACGCACATAAGAATCCATATGAATATGATGCATCTCGTTCTGAGTTGAAAAATAGAGGTGTGCATCACTTCGCTGGTCGTAGAACTAGAACTGAAGAACTTAATATGGAAGAAAAAGACGAACAAGAGTATGGTTATGAAGGCGACATGGCTTTGAATCAATTGGCAACGCTAACACGTTGTGCTGAAATGATTAAAGATTGTCTAAAGCCAGAAACTGATTTGCCAGAATGGGTTCAATCTAAGATTACTCTTGCCACTGACTATATTCAAACTGCAGCTGACTACTTGTATTCTGAGTCTGAAGTTAATGAGGGCTACTACGAAAAGCCAGCATCAGCATATCGCCGTAAAGGTGACGAAGTGAGAGATCCAACTCCAGTTGCTCCAGTACCTGATCGCAAGTATATTAAAGGTACTCCTGAGCACAAAGCATATAAAGCAACTAAGAAGCCAATCAATGGCATGCCAACTAATGAAGAAGTTCTTGACGAGAAATCTGATCAGGCTAAACAAAACAAAACAATGAAAAATATGATGGACGCATCTCGTGGTGCTCGTTATAAACTTAATAATCCAGTTCCTGACACTGATCATAAAACTGCTAGAGAAAAAAACGTAGCAATTGGTCGCGCACTACGTAGTGAAGCCACTGCGCAGAAAGGTGTTAACGTAGATAAAGTAAACCACGCTGGTGACACACCCCATGAAGAAAAATGGGAACCAGCACCTAAGACAGTATCAAAAATTAAAAAAGTAAAAGAGGAAAATATGAAATCATATAAAGAGTTTTTACAATCATTAGAAGAAAAACTAATTGGTAAACAGCACAAACTTGACAAGAACAAGAATGGTAAGGTTGACGGGCATGACTTTGAACTTCTTCGTAAAGAAGAAGCTGACCACTTACTTGAGTATACTCCAGGTCCAGATGGAAAGACCATAATTAAAGGTCGTTCATATGGCGCTGATTATGTTGATCCAGAAGGTGCTGATGAAACAGCAGCTGATATGAAGAAAAAAGAAAAGAAACCAGCTGGTCGTAAAACTGGTCAAAGCACTGGTTCTTACAAACCACGTGCAACTATGTCCAAGCTGAAGTCAGCTGGCTCAACTTATAAATAAAACAAGCCCAATTCAAGGAGAACTAAAATGGCACTATGGTCAAATACAGATGCTGCTAACAGCAAACCAAAATATCTAACTGCTGCTGAAAAAACAGCAACTGCGGGTATTTCTATCGAAGAAGCTGCTGTTGCAGCAAATAAAGCAAAGGGTGTTGCTCACGCTGGTTGGGTTCGTAACCTGACTTATACTGATGCACAAGGCGCAACTCGCAACAAGACTGAAGTTCTAGTTGCTATGGGTTCTATGGTCCAAGCAGGTGGAGACCTTGTTGCTGATGATACTACTATTGGTGTCGATCCAGCATAATAAATAGATTATGTAAATGGGAGAATTGTTCTCCCATTCCTTTGAGAGATATAATGCAGTATGAATGAAAAGTTAAGTGAAGCGAATTTTCTAATCTACGCAATGCATCACTATGATAATACGCAGTGTTATAGTTTAGCAGAATTCGAAGACGATTTAAAAAAGTTTTTATATCTT